ATACTGCTAAAACAACAATTAATCAGAAGTTTGAAGGTTATTATACATCTATTGTTGATAATACTAACTTATATGCCTCTACAAACTATGACGATATTGTTAGATTTACGGCATCTAAGAATGAAACAGATACAGTACAAGAATATAGTTCATTAACTGACATTCCTCAAAGTAGATTAAACTTCAAATTATCAGCTGATTATAATTCAGAAGCTGTTCCTGCTAATATTTCTCAGACACAGGAACGTATTGTTACGTTTGAAATTAACAAAGCACAGTTTGATGATACTTTGGTATTTGGTTTATACAAATTACGTCAATCGGTCTTTTCACCTGAAGTAACTAAACTTGATTATGTGTTAGAAGAGGGTTATTTTGGTAGTATCGATTACTACAGACAAATTAACAGCCCTAACGGTGGTCAACCAATTAGTTACTACTTGCCTCAGATATTACAAAATAACAGTGTTAATATGGCGGTTAAAATTAACCCTAATATTTCTGGTAGGTTTGATGGCGCTGAACTTAACGATGATGGTACACCTAAGAGACGTGTTAGAGTTATAAACAATCAGTTAATTAATAACGTTTACACAGGTAGTGATCCTGATGCAACGTATTTGCAAATCGTCGGGTTAACGTCAGATGACGTAACTCAGGTAGCTAATGGCACTGCAATTAAAGATTCTTCTCTTAATACATACGGTACAACGTACAACATGGGGGAAGCTGCTGCATTACCAGCTGCTAAGTATAGTACTACTAAAGCAAGTAATAATAAGATTGGTAGTATACCTGATAAGTTAGATCGTGTTTTTGATAGAATTGCAAATATTGACTTGTTTGATTTAGATATTATTCCTGAAGCAGGCTTAGGTACAATTCATACTACAGTCAATTACACAACTGTCACAACAAATAATACAAGTAACAATGATTATTTTGATGACAGAGATAGTGTTTTAGGTATTAACGAGTTATCTGCAACTGGTATTGAGTTGACAACAAATGCATCTAATCTAAGAAGTGCATGGAATACAATTCAAACTAAGTTTATTAACTTTGCAGAAAATGTAAGAAAAGATTTTATTTACATTTCTGATCCATTAAGACAGATATTGGTAACGGGTGATAATACTAAAGGTATTAACGTACCTGGTCAGACATTCCCGCTTAATATCTTAACACCGTTGAAGCAACTTTATTCGTTGATTAATACGAATTATGCTGCTGCATACGCAACATACGCTCAAGTGTATGATGGGGGTGTTGGTGGTCAGATTTGGATTCCATTCTCTGGTGTTGCTGCAGCAAATTATGCAAGAACAGATGCTAATTTTGCTCCTTGGTATGCACCAGCTGGCTTCACAAGAGGGTTGATTAGAGTTAATGACATTGCTCTTTATCCTAATCAAAAGCAGCGTGATCAGTTATACGATCAGGTTAATATTAACCCAGTTGCATTCTTCCCTAGTGAAGGTTTCGTAATTTTTGGTCAGAAGACATTACAGACCCAACCAAGTGCGTTCGACCGAGTAAATGTTCGTCGTTTGTTCCTTTACTTAGAAAAACGTACAAGGGAAACAGTCAAGTATTTTGTCTTCGAGCCAAATACCCTGTTTACCAGAACTAACGTCATAAACGTTCTAACCCCAATCTTCGAAGATGCAAAGAACAATGAAGGCCTATATGATTATCTCATTGTTTGCGACGAACGTAATAATACGCCAGACGTCATCGATGCGAACGAATTGGTAGTAGACATTTACTTGAAACCAGTTAGAGCTGCTGAGTTTATTTTGGTGAACTTCTACGCTACAAGGACTGGCCAGGACTTCAGCGAAATAGTAGGATAAGAAGTCGCACAAGCTATACAGTCTAAGCCAGGTCGAAAGGCCTGGCTTTTTTTATCAAAAGATGACTAGTTAGCATAAATAATGATATGCCAGACGTACGTCAAACAATTTCTGATTTTTACAGAGTAGCAGTAGAACGTGATTTCGCAAGAGATTTTCAATTCAGGGTCTTAAGTCTAGACTCTGGCGGTGCTAGCACCGTTACTTTTGATGAAGACGATCTTGTATACTGTACCGCTGCTAATTTACCGGGTAGAACAATAACAAATGTACCAGTACCTTACATGGGACTACAATTTAACGTACCAGGAAATGCAACTTACCCCGGTAGTGATGGTTATAGTCTTACTTTTTACTGTGACCAAAATTCACAAATTAGGCAGAAGTTTGAAGATATGTCTCGAGACATCTTTGATGACGCAACTAGTACGGGTAATTACTTTGCACCAAGACAATCTGCTGTTATCGACTTAGTTCAATTAGATACTCAGTTAGATGCAATTGCTCAGTACCAGTTAGTTGGTGCTTCTGTAAGAAATGTTGGAGAATTAACGTACAACATTTCATCAGGTAGTGGTCAGTTTGTTACATTTAATGCAACAATGGCTTATCATTACTTCAGACGACGTTAATATGATTTATGACACAGGTTATATTCGAGGTCGATAAAGGACCGACCTTCACAGAATATGTAATGTATATAAAAAAGAACGTCAAACGTTCTAGAGCTGGTTGTTTATCAGTATATACCGACAAAAAGCAAGATGATTACCTTTTTGTCGGTTCTTCTTTTGTAGAAAACCGATTTAGAGGTAAAGGTTATGGTAAATGTTTATATGAACATGTAATTAAAAGTGAAGGGTCTTTAAAAACATGTTTTCATAGTGCAAGTGACGAAGCTCAAAAAGTATGGATGTCATTATCTAAAAAATATAAGTGTAAAAAAGAATTCTTCAAAGGTACCCTTACATTATATAACAAACCTAAATAATATTAGTGAATAATCCATTTACAGATGTAATAAGAGGTATAGGTCAAAACGCAAGTGGGTTACTCACTGGTCAAAATCCTCTATCTCAACCCTCAGTTACATCGGTTTTTGGTTTTACTGTACCGGGTACACCTTTAATAAGTACAAGAGACTTCTTTTTAGCTCAAATGGAGTCTTGGTTTACGACTATTCCATTAAGAACACAATGGATGTTATTAATTCAAGGTTACCCTCAGTTATTACAAACGCAAGTAATTCAATCATTAGAAGACAGACAAGGTAATATTAATAATTTTGATATATCACAAGCAGTAAGCATTTTAAAATCATACCCTCTTAATAAAGTTATTGGTTGTGTGTTTGCTCAAGGTGTTAATATACCAAGTGCTCAAAATTTAGCTGTATCTAAAAATAAAATATTTGGAGATAAACAAAGAGGTTTTATACCCGGGCAAGTTAGTGAAGGTAAAAACACTTTTGACAATTTAACTATACAATTTAGAGAAACAAATACATCATTTGCAGATTTTGTAGTTAGACCTTGGTCTATGTTATCAAGTCATTTTGGTTTTGTTGCAAGACCACCCGGAGATTTTAGAGATATGTCTACTACTATTTCTATTTTACAATTTACTAGATCATATCAAAAGTTATCTCAAATACCTCGTAAGATTTGGACGTTTTATAATTGTTTTCCTATATCTGTAAGTAATCAGAACTTAACTTATGATACCGAAGGTATGGAAATGAATACCACTAATTGGAGTTATTCAAATTATGCAATTCAAAACAATTTATATTTACCTTTACCTGATATTATTAATAAAATATCATCTGGTGGTCTGAATAAGCTTATACCTCGCATATCTCCGTTCCAGCGTGGAGGATTCTAATATTATTATAAAATAATATGTGAGTCTAGACTTTTACTATCCTGTAGAAATAACAAAAGGTAGAAAAGTATACTGTAAAGAAATAACAAATCATCATTTAATTACTATTCAAAAGTTTATAGAGACATCTGATAATGAATTACTCTGTGAATATCTAGATAATCTAGTTTATGAATTAGTAAAAGAAGTAAACAACATAAATTATCTAGATAAATTTTTAATACTTCTCAATATACGTAAAAATTGTCTAGGAGGCACATTAGATTTAGTTTCAAAAGATAAAACAAAAAACTCTATCAGTATATCTTTTATAGAAAAAATAATATTGGATAACTATGAAGATAAAATATTTACTACAGAATATAACGGGATAAAAGTAACGTGTGGTTTCCCGGTTAAAATCTCTTTCTTTAACTCATTTTACGACTGTGTCAATAAAATTCAAATAGAAAATGAAAAAATATTTTTAGGAAATTTACCATATAATGAATCTGAACAGTATCTAGAAAACTTACCTTACCAATTATTAAAAAAATTAAAAGATAATATCTATAAACTTAGACAAAAGACAGTTAACTTATTTGTGATTCGTAATGAAAAAGATTCAA